GGCGGCATTGAAAGTGAAAGTGGACATCACCAGCAGGGATTTACCTGGCTGGTAAGAAAAGCATTTGGTGGTTTCACGGATGACAGATGAGCCGGAAGCCGCCGTTACAGCAAGATTGACGAGGCCAGCATTGGCATTAAAGGTTGAAGTGCCACCCGTTGCAAGGGCCGTCGCCCACAGACCATTGTCGCGGTAACGGTGGCTGGAATCAAACAGTGTAAATGGATTGGCAACCCTCAGCCGACCAAAAGAATCGTTTGAAGGAGTGGACGTTGAAAAAGCCGCTTCTACCTTAAGCCTTCCATTCGCCGTAGCACCAATTTCGCAGGCTGCGCCGCTGGGGAGGGTTCCGTGAACAACTGCATCGGGCATGGGAGGAAAAGCAAAAAGAAAACCCCGCCGAAGCGGGGCGTTACAGCACTTAATCGAATCAGGCGGTGGTAGAGAAGTCGAAGGTCACTGCGTCAGATGGACGGAAGTTGATGGCCACCGATTGGGCGTCATCAGGGTTCACGTTCATCGAGGCCGAAGTGAGAGTGATGTCCATCTCAATCGAGCGACTCTTGGACTCATCTACAACGCCAGCAGACTCAATCCGCTCAATGTACAGCTTCACAGAAGCGCCCATCTGCTTACGCAGCAGCACGTCTTGAATCATGCGGTTGGCCAGGGCCTGCTCTTCATCAGTCACGTAGACGTTGGCGCTACCATTGGCATCACCAAATCCAGAGATGTAGGTACGGAACGGAACGTACTGGCCAAGGGTCTTGCCGATGGTCGTAACGTCGATCTCGGCCCGAGAAATTTCAAGGCTCCAATCGCGGACCTCAGCCACAACGGCGTAAGAGGAGTAGTAGATCTCAAACTTGTTGGGAGCCGCAAGAGTACCAGTGGTAGTCAGCGTAATAACAGGAGTCAGGGTTGCGCTGCTGGAAACGGTCGCAACGCCAGTCGAGCTGTTGTAACCGATAACGTAGTAAGTCGTGCCAGCCGTGATGCCAGCAGGGAGGGTGCCGGTGCCGGTGCCTCCGGTCAGGGTGTTGCGAATTCGGAACTGGACGGGATCACCAGGCTTGAAGTTGAAATTAGCGCCGACGTTGAGCAGGGCGCCAGCAACGGTGACATCGGCCGTGCCGAAGCTTGCAACAGTGCCAGCGGGCTTGTAATAGAAGGCGCCAGAAACGCCGGACAGTACGGTAGACATTGGGAGTCAGGGGGTAGTGACTTGGCGGGCACTGCCCAGCTAGGGATAGGGTAGCGACCTACTTTGCGCTTGCTTGCCAGCCAGCATCAATTCTGCCAACGAAGTGAGGAAAATTCTCTGGCGCCTGAAAGGCTGGTCCCGTTATCTGACCTACGCGAACGTAGGTTGAGGTAGAAGTTTTCCTGGTTGAGTTAAGTGTATCAATGACTCCCTTTGCAAGTTGAACCATTTGCTGACACCTTGCCGGACCACTGCCCTTAGGGGCGAAGCATCTTACAATTAAAGCCCCCCTCGCATAATCAAGAGAACCGTCAAGAGTTGGCTCTGTCGTCAGTCCGAAAGTAATGTTAATTCTGACGTATTCTTTCGGGGGGTCGGGTGGAACCGCTGTTACGTTATCAAAATAAACAGGAATAGGTGGCACCTGAGAGTTGTAGGCACTCAGCAGGGGAGCTTCAAGTTTTGCCCGAATGGATTGGTAGTTCATTAGAATGATGCCTTGAACCCGACAGAGAAGCCCCGCTTCAGGTCTCTTTGAAGCCCTCCTCCCTGAAGATATGTTAAATACCAATCCGGTTCGGCAGTTCTTGCGGCAGGCGCCTCTTCAAGACTGCCTGAGATCTCGCCACCAATCTGAAAGCGAAGACTGGGGTTGTCTCTTTCTTCGCCCAGCGTGGGGTCTTTCAGCGGATCGCTGTTTTCGGGCCGGATAAATGTGCCAATCTCAGCGTCGATGGCAAGGTTCGCGTATGAGGCAGTATTAACAATTTGAAATTTATTGATGCCAGCTCTGATGTATTTCTCAATTGTAGTAACCCGCGCATCTTTTTTGGTATAGTTATATATCTTTCCACCCTGACCAGACTCTCCCGGACTGCCGCCCTCGGGAATGAATCTCCAGGAAGCGGAGAATTCACCGCTCCAGGCTGGACCGGCCTCGGCAAGGGCATTCATGCTGTCAATAGCAAATTGCTGAATTCCCTGGGCCGTCTTTCTCTCAATAGTTTTCATCAACTCATTTGCGATGGATTTCTCCATCCCGCCACCCTTAAAGCGTGCCATCTAGCTCACCTTTGCGATAACGATGTGCATAATCGGGCTGTCGCCACGATACTGCTCTTGATCGACGATCTTTGCAGTACGATTGACCCCAGCTTCAGCGTAGCGAATTGAGTCGGTTGACTGCGGATAGTAGCTGCCAAGATAAACAGCGGGGATGATAAATTTAATTACTCGCTGTTGATAAAAACCTTCCCTTTCCTTTGGTGTCAGCTTTGTTGGCAGTGCCCTTGCCGCGATCTCGGTGCTAGCTCCAGTTACAATGCCGGTTGCGGGATCATAGACTGGACTCTGGGATGCCTTGATATAAACAATGTCAATTCCCCACTGATCAATCAGCGGGCCAGGCAGCGATCCAAATACGTCGTCAACAAGAGACATGGCTAGAACCTATTGCTCCAGCTACCGCCATAGGGCCAAAGCTGTCCGTTGATGTAGCGCACGCCAGAAGGCCTTTGCCTCGTCACATACCCCCTATAGCCAACACGAGCAGTTGACTCGCGCCTGACCTTCGGCTGATAAAAGTCCCCACGGATCATGTACCTAGCAAAAATATCCATCGAGAACGGGGGAATGAATAGCATCCCCGTTTGCGACATCTGATCTTTGCTAAACTTGACCGTCAGACCCTCACTGGTGCCACCAAGAGTAACTTCGTCGTACTCACTGTTTTTGTATCTGGTGGCGCCGCCGTCAGCGTTCGCAATTCCGGTGTAGCCACCATTCGTGCCGAGAAATGCTGCCATGTTGGCAACGCCAATCTCGAAGTCAACTGGCAGCTCGTCCTCGGGAGCGTAGTAATAATCTGCGATGATCCGCCTTGGCCATGCCAGGCTCTGCTCATTTGATACAGGCTGCCCCTTCCAATGCAGGGGGTTGATCGCCATTGTTGCTGCAACCAGACTCCGCTCTTTCTGAGTCGTGGTCAGCGCCAACCAAGTAGTAACACCTGTGCTGGCTGGCAGCTCAGAGAGAAGCGTCGTGGCCCTTGCCACCGACAGGTAGGAGTTGGCGTCAGACGCCCCCAGTGTCGAGACAAAGGCCATGACTCATCCTCAGGATGCCCTGGAAGGGGCTTTGGGCTTGGCTTTGGTCACAGTAGCCGTGGACTCGGCCTTGGGCTCCTCAGTGGGCTCCTCGACCTCTGCAGTTGGCATCTCGCAAGCAGGCTCAGCCTGAATGGTCTCAGCAGTGGCCTCAGCGACTGCGCGTTCTGCGGCCTCACGCCGCATTCGGAAAGTACCAGCGCTCATGGTTTGTTACTGAATAGTTGAAAGCCCCGGCGAACCGGGGCCATGATCTCAAGTGTTAGATCAGATGTAGCAACGCATCCGGGTGATCCGAATGTTGCGATCATCGTCAAACACCTTCGCCCAGTTGGCAGGAGTTGCAAGCTCAGCGTTGCTGGGAGCAGCAGCGGCAGGGTTACCCCTCCAGCTCAGGCCGTTCGGGTGAACAAGGTAATGGGTGCGGTTGATCAGAAAATCAATACCCAGGAACTTGTCCCGATCAGTCTCAACAGGGTTCTTGGCAGGAGCAGTTGCATAAGCAAAAGCGCCAGGGCCAAAGAAGAAGGTGTGGTAGATCGGCAGGTTGGTAGCGCCGCCACCGCCAGGACCACCGCCAGTGGTCTCGAACGGCAGACGGTCATCAACGAACACCGGACGACCCAGATAGGTGCCCTTTTCCAGAGCTTCAACAGAAAGACGAGTGTCAAGCTGCGAAGTGCTGGAGGCCGGCACAATCAGGTCAAGCTTCATCAGCGCGTAATACACTGCGGAGTGCATCATTACGCCAGTCAGCTCGTCGCCAGCATCACCAAGCTTGGCGATACCATCAACCATCAGGCTCTGGGAGAGCTGGGTAGTGGCTCCACCAACGGCGTGGCTGGTGGCAAGAGGGCCGCCAGTGCCGAACAGGCCATTCAGGATGTTGCGGGTAACAACCTGC